CCCTTCTTTTCTCAATGTCAAAAATACAAATGGGAGTTTTATAATGAAAGTTGGACGCAAACCAACACCTTCTAAATTAAAAATTGTTACCGCAAGAGATCGTCCTGATCGGATGCCAAAGCAAGAACCAACAATGCCAATTGGAAATTTGCCAAAACCGCCTAAACATTTAGACGCCCAAGCAATGGTTGAATGGGAACGTGTAAGTGCGGCTTTGTATTCGGCTGGTGTATTAAGTGAAATAGATAGCGGTGGTTTAGCTATGTACTGTCAATGTTATTCGCGTTGGAAACAAGCAGAACAGGCAATTCAGAAACTAGCAGAACACGACACGATAAATAAAGGCCTAATGATTGAAACAACAAATGGAAATTTTGTTCAAAATCCAATGGTCGGCACAGCTAATGTGGCAATGCGTGATGCCATGAAATACGCTAGTGAATATGGCCTTACACCATCTTCGAGAGTGCGTTTGGGAATAGAAGCAGATAACGCTTCAAAGAATAATCCAGCAACGCAATATTTTAATTGAATAGTGTTACTGATTACGCTGAAAAAGTTCTAGCTGGCGATATTATAGCTGGTCAACACGTCAGGAACTCATGCAAGCGACATATAAAAGATTTAAAGCGCGATGATATTTATTTTGATGATGATGCTGTTGCTCGACTAGAGGGTTTTTTCTCTCAAGTGCTTTCTCTAAGCGAAGGGCAATTTGAAGGCAAACCGTTTGAATTAGAACCCTGTCAAAAGTTTATCGTGGGTTCTATTTTTGGCTGGAAGCGCAAAGACGGATCAAGGCGTTTTAGACGTGCATTTATTGAAATGGGCAAAGGCAACGGCAAAAGCCCTTTATCGGCTGGGATTGGCTTATATGGCTTAATGGCAGATGGTGAAAGTGGCGCACAGATCTATACCGCCGCCGCCAAGCGTGATCAGGCAATGATTACATTTAATGACGCTGTGGCAATGGTTCGGCAGTCACCAGCCCTTGAGGAGCGTGTAACACCCTCTGGGATAAACCCAGTCTGGAACCTTGCTGATTTAAAAACAGGTTCTTTCTTTAGACCAGTATCACGCGACAGTGGCAAATCAGGATCTGGGGTCAGACCACACTTTGCTTTGTGCGATGAAATACACGAACACCCTGATCGCTCGATTATGGAAATGTTAGAACGTGGTTTTAAATTTAGAAAACAACCATTGTTGTTAATGATTACCAACAGTGGATCAGATAAAAATAGCGTTTGTTGGGAAGAACACGCACACGCAGTTGATGTAGCGGCTGGCGATACAATAGATGACACAACTTTTAGTTATGTATGCGCTCTTGATGAAGGTGACGATCCGCTAAATGATGAGGAGTGTTGGATAAAGGTAAATCCACTTCTCGATGTTATATTAACAAAAGAATATTTGCGAGATGTTGTTGCACAAGCTAAAGCAATATCAGGCAGATTAAATAACATATTAAGATTACATTTTTGCGTGTGGACAGACGCAGAAGCCGCATGGATTTCTCGAAAATCTTGGGAAGCTTGCGAAGATCCAGAAATGACGATGGATGACTTTGAAGGCAAGCCAGTTTGGGTAGGTTTAGACCTTTCAGCGACAAAAGACATAACAGGCGTGGCTTATGTGTTTGAAGATGGTCGAAGTGATGACGATAGACCTAAATATGCACTGTTTGCGCGTGGTTATACCCCTAAAGAGAGCCTAAGTGCGCGTGAGTTAACCGATAAAGCACCATACACTGTTTGGGCGCGTGAAGGTTGGCTTATTCCAACAGAAGGCGCAATTGTGCGTTATGATTATTTGGCGGCAGATTTAATCGACACGGCTAGTCGGTTTGACATACAGGCTGTTAGTTATGATCGCTGGTTAATTAAAACTTTTGAAAATGCACTTGATGAAACAGGCGCAACATTACCTTTGATCGAACATCCACAGGGTACAAACCAAAGAAAAGGCAATCCGCTCTGGATGCCTGAGAGCATAAACAGATTTGAAGAATTAATTTTAGAAAACAGATTGAGAATAGAAGTTAATCCAGCAATGCGTAGCGCAATCGCTTCTGCTTGCTTTTGGACTTCCCCAGCGGGTCTAAGGCGTTTTGAAAAACAACGTGCAACAGGTCGAATTGATATTTGTTTAGCGGCAACAATGGCAATCGGTGCGGCAACAGCTGTTGATGCAAGTCTGCCTTCTTCACCTTGGGATGATCCAAGTTTTAGTATAATGAGTTAGGAAAAAAAATGGGAATATTTGATAGATTTAGAAAGGTTGAAAACCGCAACCTTGAAAATCCAAATGCACCAGTTTCAGCAAATGATTTTTTATCTATCATGGGTTGGGGTTCAACAAATGCGTCGAGTGGCGTTGTTGTTAATATAGACACCGCTCTTTCCGTTCCAGCGGTTTGGGCGGCTGTTAATTTCTTAGCTGGCACACTTGCTGGCTTACCTCTTTGCGTTTATCGAAAAACCCCAGAAGGTCGTAAAAAAGTAACTGGTGGTTTAACAGATGTTTTACAATCAGTTGTTAACCCTCAAATGTCATCATTTGAATGGCGCAAATACACTTATGAAAGCATTTTTACAGGTGGTCGCGCTGTTACATATATTGAGCGCAGAAATAATGGCACTGTGGCTAATCTTTACCCACTCGATCCATCTGCTTTAAGTGTTGAGTACTCCGCTGAATTACAGAAAAAGATTTATGTTTATAGCGGTGATAATAAGATGGTGCGCTATAACGCTGAAGATGTTTTAGACATACCTTTTATGCTGAAAACTAATCAGCTAGATAGTCGCTCCCCAATTATGAGCAACAAAGATGCAATCGGTATGGCAATTGCCGCTAGTCGTTACGGCTCTAAAGCATTTCAATCAGGTGGCATTCCACCAGCCGTTCTGCAAGGCACATTTGCCTCTGGTGCAAGCGCACAACGCGCATCTGAAGATGTAGCAAAAGCAACTTTAAAGCTGGCAAAAGAAGGCAGACCGATAATGGCATTGCCTCTGGGTCACGAGTTAAAATCTGTCGGTTTATCACCAGAAAATATGCAACTGTTAGAATTACAGCGTTTTTCAATAGAACAGATTGCGCGAATATACTCACTGCCGCCTGTATTTTTACAAGATTTAACAAATGGAACGTTTAGCAACACTGAGCAACAAGATTTAGCGTTTGTTAAGCACACGGTTAAAAGATGGGTTGAGCAAACAGAACAAGAAATGAATTTAAAGTTTTTTGGCAGAGGTTCAAAGCAATATGTTGAATATAATGTTGATGGATTACTGAGAGGTGATTTTAAAACACGCATGGAAGCATACAGCACTTCAATTCAAAACGGTATTAGAACACCAAATGAAGTGCGCGTAACTGAAAACCTAGCCGCAAGGCCAGAGGGCGATAATTTAATGATACAAGGCGCAACAGTGCCTATTTCAAGTCAGCCCACAACCAATGAGGAAACCAATGGATAAAGAAATAAGAAGCGGTAAGTTTGAGATCAGAGCTGAAGAAGATGGCACTATAAATGTAGAAGGTTATGCGGCTGTTTTTGATCAAGAAACAGAAATAGGCGGTCAATTTAATGAAATGATTGAACGCGGTGCTTTTAAAGATGCAATAGGTCGAGATGATGTTGTTTTTTTAATTAATCACGTTGGCTTACCTCTCGCTAGAACGCGATCAGGCACTTTGACATTACGAGAGGATGATCATGGGTTATTTATGAAAACTGCTCTTGATGCAAGCGATCCAGATGTTCGCGCTATTGTTCCAAAGATGAAACGTGGTGATTTAGACAAAATGTCTTTTGCTTTCAGACCCACGCGCCAAGAATGGGATGATAGTGAGGAGATGCCACTTAGAAAAATTCAAGAAGCAGAGTTGTATGACGTAAGCATTGTCACGACCCCAGCATATGAAGGCACTGAGATTGGTTTGCGTTCTCTTGAGGCGCACAGAGAAAATGCTTCTCAGGCAAAAAGACGTTTAAGAATGAAAGCAAAATTAATTAAAGAATAGCGGCGGTTCTCGCTGTTAGTGACCTAATCCCTGTGCCTTGGTCAAGCACTTTGGATTGAACGCAGTGATGCGTACATTTCCTTTAAATGGAGGCCTTAAAAAATGGCAGATATCAAAGAACTGCGAGAACAAATGGCTGTACTCGCAACAAACGCTCGTTCAGAGTTAAATTCTATCACAGATAAAACTGACGAAGCACGAGCAAAAGAAGTTGAAGTAACATTTGACAAAATGATGGCGGATCATGATGCAATCGCATCTCGCGTTGAACGCATGGAAAAACTTGCAAAAGTTGAAGCCAGAGAAGAAGCTCGTCAGGAAGAAATTGCTGATGTTTCAAAAAGACCAGTGTTAGAAGCCAGATCAACTCCAGCGGTTGATCAAGGTGAGCAATTGTCTTACAGAAAAGCGTTTCATAACTACATTGCGGCTGGCGGAAACGCTAACTTAGATGCAGAGTCACGCGCTGTGCTTGAAACGCGTGTTCAAACTGGTGGAACTGCAAACAAAGGTGGGTACACAGTGCCAACTGAGCTTGCGAACTTTATCGAGAAATCTTTAATTTCAAAAGCACCAATGTATTCAAGTGACTTGTTTACAGTTCTTAACACTGCAAGCGGTGAAACTTTAAACATTCCAACAGTAGATGACACAACTGTAACAGCGGTTGCACATACTGAGGGTGGAGCAATAACAGATGACAATGGTAAAGATGTTACCTTTGGCTCTAAAAGCCTTGCGGCATATGCTTTCGACACTGAATGGGTAAAGTGGTCACATGAGTTAAATTCTGACTCGTTGTTTAACATGGAAAGCCTACTTGGTGATCTGTTAGGTGAAAGACTTGGCAGAATTGCTAATGCTAAACTAACAACTGGTTCAGGTTCATCTGATGTTGAGGGCATTGTTACAAATACTGCGGCTGGTAAAACAGCGGCATCTGCGACAGCAATTACAGCGGATGAGATTATTGATCTTGTTCACTCAGTTGACCCAGCATACCGTTCAGCGGCTTCTGCCAGAATTATGATGAATGATAGCACACTAGCTGTTATCAGGAAGCTAAAAGATGGCGATGGCAATTACCTTTGGGCGATGGGCAACTATCAAGCTGGAATCCCTCAAAACATTTTGGGATATAACGTTGTAGTGAACCAAGACATGGACTCAATAGCAACTGCTAAAAAGACCATTATATTTGGTGACATGAAGAAATTCTATGTCAGAAAAGTTGGCGCACCAACAATGTACGTTGCAAACGAAAGATTTGCTCCTGACTTTGGTATATTAGGTTATATCAGA